ATATAAAGATTCATTTAATTCAATAAAATCAATTTTGTTACAATTATATTTTTTTGTAATATATTTATTATTATTTAAATAATTTATTAGAATTAAATGATTTATAAGAATTAAATGATTTATAAGAATTAAATGATTTATAATAATTAAATGATTTATAATAATTAAATGATTTATAATATCAAATGAATATAATTTTGCGAAAAATTAAATTTATGATTTATTTTTATAATTAATTAATTAAAAATTTTAATTCCATTAGAATATTTCATAAAGTGAATAAATGATTTATATTTTTAAATGATTTATTTTGAAATAAATTTAATGAATAAAGATTCAAATCTATGAGCCCAAATTTCATCTAAAACTTTAAATGTTGCTTCTTTTATTGTAAAAATAACTGGCTGAATTATATAATCTGATAAATTCTTTTTTGCTAATACAAACGGAGTTTCATATATTTGAGAAAGTGGATTAGATTCCCATTTAATTGATATTTCATTTCCTTTTTTATTAAATCTTATTCCTGATGCTAATTCATTTAATATAAATAATCTATATTGATCAGACGTTATTATTAATAATGGTTTTTTATATTCTTCTTTATTCAATTGTACAGAAACATTCTTATCCATTGTTATATTCCAACCTTCTATTGTTAATATTTGTTTCCATTCTATTGGATTTTCTATTTCTTTTTTTCTCTTTTTTGATGAAGTTGTGTGTAATATAGAATTTAATGTTTCAAAATCTGGTATAAATTTCGAAAACATTAAAGATCTAAATATTGTTGATCTTGGTGATTCTTGCATAAAATATCCTCTATCAACCAATCCTGATTTTATAAAAGGTTCCATATTTAATGGATAATATCTTATCAAAGTTTGAATTGATTTTGTTCTTTTTAATTCATTTTCACGATATCCATGAAGTTTAGATATTTTTTTCCATTGTTTAATTTGTTTTACTAAATCTCCAATTGGACAAATATGTAATTCCTTTCTTTTACTTTTCCACCAACATCCATATTTCTCATTTATACATGGTATATTTTCTGTTTCTGGACATTCATTTTTTACATGTTCATCATAAACTTTTCTTTTTATTTTTTTATTACATGAACAATTTATATCTTCTTCTCCACATTCTTCTAGATGCAATTCTTGATTTTCTTTAAATAATATTTTTTCACATTTACAAAGGAATAAATATTTACAATCTTTTAATAAATGTAATTGAATTTCTTCAAAACTTCCTTCCCAATCACATTCTTCATTTAAACAAGATACTTTTAATTTTTCTATTAAACATTTCATTCCAAAATTAAAATCCATTTTTTCATAATCTTTTCGACATAAAGGACATTTATATACTTTATCAATTAAAAAAGATAATTCTTCATCATTATTATTTTCGTAAGGTAAACAATGTTGACAAAAAGTATGTCCACATCCTCTAATAGAAAAAGGTTTTATCATTGTACATTTACATATTGGACATAATATAGTATGTATTAAATTTTCATTAAATTTTTCAAAATCTAAATCTTCAAGTCTGTATTCTGAAGTATTAATTCCTTCTTCCATATTATATTTTTCCTTTAAATAAATTAAATTTTTGTAAATAAATTAAATTTTTTTAAAAAATTAAATTAGTTTCTAATTGATTCTTATTTGTATTTAACATCGATAAAATGAGCGATAAAAATAAAAATATTTAAAACTTTATTGATTTTTTTGGTATAATATTCATATACATTTTATATAAAACAACATTTTTTGCTTCTAATAAACTAAGTTTCGTTTTCATATTTACTAAAACATTTGTTACATCTTCTATTTTTTCCTTTAATGATCTTTTTGGAATTTTTTGCCATCTTAAATTTTCTACATATGGATCAAATGGTTTTATTTTTATTTTTGTTGAAAATGATAAATTTTCAATTATATTTGTTAAATCTAATTCTTCATTTATTGATTCTTCATTTATTATTTTATCTGCAATTTGTTTTTTCCATTGATTTATTTTCTTTTTATAATCAATTTCTCTCCATTCTGGTTCTTTTTGCTCTTCTTTTATATATCCACAATTATATAATAAATATTTATTTAAATCTATACAATATCTTATGTATGATTTTTTTAATATATATTCAATTAATAAATCATAATATAAATCATATTGATTCTTTATTTCTTTTTCCTGATTTGTTTTAAAATCTTCCATAAATTATATATTTTTCTAAAAAAATTAAAGAAAATAACTAATATTATAAAATGATCTTTATTATTTTAATACAAAACCAGATGGATTTTCATTATATCTATTTAAATTATCTAATTCTTTTTGTTTTGTTGTTGGTTGAGTTTCTTTAAATGCTTGATTCATTATTGATGTACTTATTGACCAATTTAAATATCTTGAATTTTCATTTAATAATTCATCACAATTTTCAAATTTTTGCACATTATTTTGAAATTTAGATTTAATTCTTTCAAAATTTATATTTAATAAATTATTATTTTCTGTATCAAGATAATAATTTTTAAACATTGGATGAGACTCTGGGGCTGGATGTATTTTTTTTACTTCTATTGGATATTTTGTAAAAGCTTTAAAATAATCTGGATCTGGATAACATAAATTTTCTGTTATAGCCCAATCATCTAATGATCCAAAAATCCAATATCCACCTGCCGCAAAAATTGCTTTTAAATCTCTATTTGTTTTATCTGATTCATTTATATCGATCTGATTTGGATCTTCCTTATTTTCCATTAAAAGTTTTTCAATAGCTGTTTTTCTATTAGTTCTTCCAGTTATTTTATTTATTCCTTTAGCAAATACTCCAATAGTCCATGTAAATAATCCAGTTACTGCAAAAGTAACACTATATAATTGTTTTATAAATCCATCTTGTATTTCTTGTATAAAAAATATGCTTTGTTCAAATTCACCATCGAATTTATTTTTGTCTATTTCTTCTTTTTCAATTGTAGTATATCCTCCAGATGTTGCTATATCTTCTTCAGTTCTTAATGTATCTGTAAATACACTATTTTTACAAGGAACTTTTTCATTAACAACAGTATAATCTTCCAATGCTCCCGTATCACTTTTATTTAGAGTAAAATTTTGACCATATTCCTCGCATTTAATTTTCATCTTTAATGTAAATTCATATATTATAAAAGTTCTATTGTTTTCATTTTTATAAATGTAATAATTTTTGATTAAACTATCATTTATTATAACTGATGGAGAAGTTAAATAATCTTTTGATGTAAAATTTACTGACTCATTTGCTAAAAGTACAAATTTATTTGGAAATTTTATATTTATTGATGATAATGAACTTTTATCTCTACCATTTGGAAGTAATTTTAAATTATTAGAATTTAAATTAGTTTGATCTGCTCCTAAAATGCTTAAATAAACTGAATTTCCATCAACATTTGCATTATAAAAAAATCCATTTTTGTATGCTGCTAAAGATGATTTTCGTACCATTGTTTTGAAAAATCTAGTTACATCAGATCCAGAAAAGTTTTTGGCTTTCATCATACTAGAAATTTGTTGAAGTTCAATCAAATTTACATTTACATATTTTTTATATTGTTCCTCATCAAAAATATAAGATTCCAAACTTGCTGGTTTTGTACACGATCCTTCAATTTCTGATTTTTCAATTTTTATTTTTTCTTGACCACCTTCCTCTTTTTTTATTGATTGAAGTTCTCTTTTTTGTATTGATTTTCTATATTTTCCAATATAATTTGATAATTCTCTTAGAATTTGTTTATAAATGTTTTCTGCATTAGGCAAAGTTACATAAACACTTGTATCAAATCGTCTTAAAAATGCTGAATCCAATTCCCATGGAAGATTTGTTGCAGCCATAACGATTATATTTGGTTTACTTTTTACTCCATCAATTGCTTGAAGTAAAGCATTTACAGTTGTTGTCATAATTCCTGTAGAATCTTTAGATCTATCTCCGGCAACTCCTTCAACTTCATCGATAAATATTAGTGATAAATATCTTGAATTTTTTCCATTTTTATTAGATTTTTCATCTTCTTCCGATTTTTTAGATGCACAATCAAATAAATTTTGAATCTTTTCTTCTGATCCTCCAACAAATTTATCTTTTAACGCACTTGGTTGAGGAGCATAAAAATTAATTTTTAAACATCCTTCACCTCTAATAGCCAATTCATTTGTAACAGCTTTTGCTAATAATGTTTTTCCAGTTCCAGGTGGTCCATATAATAAAATACCCTTACTTTTATCAGGATATAATGATGGATATAATATTGGATAAACAAAACCAGATAATAAATCATCTTTTGCTTTTTCTAATCCAAAAACTGTATCAAACCAATAATTACATTCATCATTTCCTTGAATAAATGGAATTAATGAATCTTTATTTACATTAATACATTCAAAACTTGTTGAAGATTCAACAGATTCCAATTTTTTCCTTTGTTCAACAATTGAGTTTACATTTTCTCTTAATTGTTTTGTATATTGTCTTAAATCTACATCAAAATTTCCAATATAATTATTTATTATTTCTTGATTATTTTCTTGTTTCAATAAATTCATATAATCAACAATCATTGATAAATTTAATGTCGCAGTATATGCATCTTTTAAAGATACATTATCATCATATAAACCTTTTAATTGTTGTATTTTATTTAAAATGTTTTGACCAGTTAATGGAGTACAAAATCTTGACATTATTTTATAATTTTTTTAATAAAATCTATATAATTTAAACTATAATGAACGCAATAAAATAATTGAACCAAAAAAATATAAAAGATGAAAGTTTAATAAAGTATAGATAAAAACAAGGAAAATTATTTTTTAAAATATTATTTTATGGCTGAATTTGAATATAAAAATGAATTTTCGAAACCTAATCCAATATTAACAATAATAAAAGATAATACACCAGATGTATATATTCTTGATCATACTGAATGGAATTCTTTATCTGAAGAAATAGATCAATTAAATAATGAATTTAATATTAATTTACGTGAAAATGATTTAAAAGATATACAAAAAGATTCCATAAAATATAAATCATATTTTTCAGATATTGCTCAAGATGATGGAATAAATGAACAAATTTCTTTATTAGAATCAATAAAACAACAAGAATTATTACAAACAAATGTATCTGAAGATGATGAAGATAATACATGGGAAAAATTACTAAATGATCCATTTATTTATGAAGATAAAATACCTATACCAAATCAAGTAATATCAAGTAATGGATTCATTAAATCAAAAAGATATTATAATGAAATGGTTAAATCAACTGATTCAATACAAAAATTAAAACCACCATCTAATATAAGTTTACATACAATAACAAATTATGCGTCTGGTATATCTTTAGGAGCTGGATTTTATTTTGGAATTACATATAATAATGATTTTATACAAACATTATTACCAAATTCTATTTATAACTATTTATTAGGAAATGTATTTAGTGGAGCACTAACATGTGCAACAATTGGAATTCAATTTACTGATGATTTACAAAAAGTTTTATTTTATGGAGAATCTTGGGAAAGAATACCAAGAAATTTAATTGGAAAAGTTTTACAAAGTGGAATTCAATCAAGTTCATGCTTTTTATTAGTTGGAATTTTGGCACCATTATCTTCAACCATTGGAATAAGTGGATTAATTGGATTTGCTATAGTTAAATTAATTGTAAATAAGTTGACACAAAAAATTGATTCATTAATTGTTGAAAAAATTATGTTTAAATCAAAATTAGAATTAGAATGGACTTTGGCGAATGAAGTGGCACAAAGAAATTTAGAAAATGAGAGAGAGTATCAAAGATTAAGAAATGAAGCTATAAAAGAAATAAAATTAAAACAAAGTGGAGAATATGAAAAACAAAAACAAAAAGAAGAAAATTTGAAAAAATTATGGAATACATTATCTATTTTGAAAAAACCATGGGAATGGTCAAAGAAAAATTCAACAACAATTATAACTTTAGGTGTAAGTTATTCAATTTATAATATGGGAAAAGATATATCATTAGTAAATGAATATACTAAATCATTTAAAACAATAGCATCGAATTCAGCATATATTTTATCAAATTCTATAGCAACTTCATTAGTTACTTCTTTACAAGTTGCAAAAACAGTTAAATGGTTTTTAACAAAAATAAAAATGAATCTAAATAATTCATTTCCAAATTTAAAAAATTCTAGAATAATAAAGTCATTAGATAATGCTTTAAAAAAAATAGGTCATATTATTGGAACAGAAATAAATGTTATATCTTTAACATCAGCTTTTACAGAATTATTAGTTGGAATATATGCACAAAATAAAGCAATACAATATGGATCAATAGATTATTTGGAAAGTTTAGGTGATATATCATCTAAGGATATAATTTATAATGCATTTGAATATTGGGAAAAAATTAAGGAAGATCCAAAAAATATTTTATTATTTAGTGATTATTTATCAAGAATTCCATTTATATTAAAGGATAAAGAACCATTATTTCAATTAAAAAATGGGATTTTAGAACAATCTTATAAATGGGATCAAACAAAATCATCTTATATTGATAATAATGGAAATTCAATTAAATTAAATGATTTAGAAACTAAAAATGATTTATATATTTCAAGAAATGGAATAACAAAAAGAGCATTAATATTATCTGAAATTGATAACGAATGGTTTAATTCAGAACAAATAGATATACTTCAATTAGCATTAAAAAATGGATTTCCTATAGACAAATTTAATGAATTAATTGGTGGAATAAAAGAAAATATTATTAATATTGAAAAATTAAGAATAAATTCAATAAATGATTCAAATAAAAATAAAGAAATATTTGATAAAAATGATAAAATAATAACAAATCTAAATGAATCATTAATACAATTAAATAATGAAATAGAAAAAAGATTAAATGAAGGTGTTGGTATTGTTGGAAATATAAAAAGTTTTTTAACTGGAACTGACATTGAAAATATAAAATTATATAATAATGATCCATTAATAACATTCTTCAGAAACAAAGTTAATATTCTTTTAAAAGATAATCAATTTGTTCAAAATCAACAAGAATTATTAAGTGAATCTAAAAATATAAATACAATTGGTGGAATGAAATTATTTATTCAAAAAAATTTAAATGATATAAAACCAAAACTTGAAAAGGAAGTTGAAAAAAATAAGCAAATATTTAATGATTCACAAGATTTATTAAATCAAAGTGAAGAATTATTAAAAAATTTCTTATCAAAAAAATTAAATTATTTTAACGAATTTAATCAAAAAATAGGATATTTTAATAATCCAGAACAAGTATTAAAAAATATAGAAGGAATATATGGTGATAGAACAATAAATTTAAAAGACTATAACTTAAATCCTTCAAATAACACATTAAATGAAACAGATCCAAATATTTATAATCACATACCAAATCAAGATAATGCAATTTTACAAGAAAGAAATGTAGAGAATTTAAAAGGTCCTGTAGAAGAATTGAAAACCCAAGAAAATGTAACATTAGAACAAAAAGTAGTTTTAGAACAACAATTTATGCAAAATGCAAATGTTTATGAATCTGTATTAAATTATGAATTAAAAAATGCACAAACTTATGAATTATCATTGCAAATTCAACAACAATTGGATTTATTAAAAAAATATATGAATTTATTTGGATCTAATGGAACTCTTTTACAACCATTAGGTCAATCTCAGCAAAATGAATTCAATAAATTAAGAAATGATTTGGAAGGAAAATATAAATCAAAAATTGATCAATTAAACGATAAAAATCAAGTTTTATCAAAAAATTGCATTTTATCATCAGAAGGCTGGAAAGTACAGAGAGACATAAATGGGATCAATACATTAGTTGATAAAAATGGTTTACCAGTAGATAAAAATTGTATTTATACTCCATTTTTTTCATTAATTTATAAAAATATTAGAGGATTTCTTTCAAGTCCTAGTGGAATATTTTTATCAACAAAAAACTTTTTTATATTTGATAAATTATTTAATATTGTTTTAACTGCATTTGAAGAATCTGTAATACAATATGGAAGATCTTGTCAGAATAACAAAAATGAAAATGATAAAAAATTAAAAGCAGCATGTTTAATAAATAGAATATTTTTAACTGGAATAATTGATTATTATAAAGATATTGATCCATTAAAGATAAAAGGATTAGATGATTATGCATTTGTAGATCCAAGAGAAATATTATTAAAAAGTTCACCTCAAGTACAAAATGTATTAGAAATAATATCAAGTGGAAATATATTAACCCAAAATGGAATTACATCCGATTTAGTATCAGAATTGGATTCAAATATATCACCAACATTAGATTATTTTGGTATATTAGGAACAGCAAAAACAGTTTATGAATATGGATCTGGAATAGGAAATTTATTACTTGGACCTTATGGATTTTTATTAACAATAGTGAAAATAGTATCTAATTTATATAATTTCATTTCTGATATAATAAAAACTTTAATAGATGCTGGAGTTTTTGCTGATGTAGCATTTGGATCTAAAGGATTATCAAGTTTAAGAAATGAATATGATAATTTAATGAATGGATTAACAAAAGATGAACAATATGATTTATTTCAACAAGGATTATTAATATTAAGAGATCAAATATTGAAAAATATAAATTCTATACCTAAATTATTTGGTGAAATTTTATCAAATAATGGGTTAAAAGCATATGAAAATGTTGAAAGTATATTTACATGGTTTTTTGAAAAAAATAAATAAATTAAATTGTCCTTTTTTTTAAAATATAATTGATTAGACAAAATGAATTTTAAAGATTTTAAATATAGATTAAATGATTCATTAGAATTCTCAAATGAACTTATATTTATTCCCTTAGATCAGCTTTCAACATTCGGAGATTGTAAAGGAATATTCGATTTATTAAATTTGAAAAATGAAAATGATTTTAAATTTTCATTATCATTATTAAGTTATATTTGGTATCTAAATCAAAAAGAAACTATAAATATTTTAGAAATAATAAAAATCGAATCAACAATATTATTTAATTTATTTGATTATCAAGATTATAAATCATTTAATTTATTTAAATCATTTATAAAATGGATAGATTATTATTCAACAAATAATGAAAAAATTATTTTAAATTCTACACAAGAAAATAATGATTTTACAAATTTAATAAATCATTTAGATAATTTAAATATTTTGCAATTTGTAATAGATATTTTAAAAAATGTTCTTCAAATACCTACAATTAATAATTATGAAGAATGGTTTGCTTTTTTAAGATCTAATCAGAAGAAGGGACATATTTATTCTGGTGTTAGTTATACAAATTTTATTATTGGTGCAAATGATAAAAAAGAAAATGGATTATGGTTAACAAATAAAAATGATAATTTTAAATTTGTTTCATTATCAACAAAAGAAGAAACTGAAACTCCAGAAATAATTTCTTACAAAAAGAAAGGAAAAAGATCAAGAGAAATAGAATCAATTTTATCTGGAGAACCAATTGTAGAAATACCAAAAGAAAATCCAAAAGTTATTGAAGAAAATCCACAAAAATCAATTGAGAATCCTATAGAAAATATCGCTGATATTATTGAAGAAAATCCTATATTAAGTCCTTTAGAAACTATTACAGAAAATCCTAAAGAAACTATTATAGAAAGCGAAAAAACTGAAAAAGAAATTAATGTAGTAAAGAATGAATTACAAGCTATTTATATTATTGAATTTGTTTAAATAAAAAGAATTAATAATAAAGATAAATAAATAGAATTATTTTTTTAAATTAAATTTTTTATGTTTTTTAATAATTCAGAATATAATTTTGATAGTCAAAAAATATCCACAAAAGAATGGTTTATAATTCTTTTATTTATATTAATGACTGGTAGTTTTACACCATTTTTTATTATAGGAATTCAAGATATATTAAATGAAAATTTCATTTATGGATTATATGGATGTATTTCATTATTTAGTATAATTTCTTGGTTTTTAACATTTTTGATTTATATAAATATTAGAAAATTATTAAATTCATTTATGATAGGCCTTTTCATTTATGGTATTTCATTTATAATATTAGGTTTCATTTATTATATTATGAATCAAATTAAATATCTATTTTATTTATGGTTAATTGGTATTTTATTATTAATAATATCATTTATATTTTCAAATATTTTATTGCATATACAAAATCCTTATAAATACATTTAATTTTTTTTATTTCATTAAAAAAACAATAAATTTTATGTTAATAGTGAATGATGATGATTTATTCCTTTTGGTTCTTTTATCTTTTCTAGATTTTTAGATATTAAATCATATAAAATATTATAATTATCATAAAGATTTTTTACATATAGTTTTAATGTAAAATCACTATATTCTATAAATTCTTCTTTTGCTTGTTTATATTCTAAAATATTTGGATGTTTATTTATTTTTTTCGAAAAATCTCCTTTTTCAGATAAATGTTTTATCTCAGAAACCAAAAATGTAGAAGCAGAATCTTCTAAAAAATCTATTTTTGCCAATATCTCTTGTTGAATAGCAACTCCAAAATTATTTCCATCTTCTATTTTAGGTGAATTTAATGTAATCCAAGATCTTAATATATTTAAATAAAAAATAAATTTTTTAGATTCATCCTTTGCAGTTTTTCTCATAATATTTAAATCATTATCATTCGACTTTTCAGTCATATTATTCTCACTATTTTCTATCTTCCTCTTTTTTGAATCATTTTCTGTGCTTCCATTGGATAAATTTTCCATTATTTTATTTAATTCAGAAATTCTATCTGGTATAATATCATACAAAATCGATAAAGCCTCATTATTTGTATTTTCCCTATATGTATTAAATGCAACAGATCTCAATTCATTTATAACATTTTGTGATATTTTAGATTTTCTACTCATCTTTATCAAAAAAACTAGACAAAATTATACAATAAGAATTTTATTTATAAATTAAAATAAATCATTTATAAATTAAAATAAATCATTTATAAATTAAAATAAATCATTTATAAATTTAAAACAATTTATAATTTTGATTTTATGCAATTATTTCAATAAAATATTTATTTTAATTTATAAATGATTTATATTAATTTATAAATGATTTAAAAATTATAATTTAAAACTAACATTTCGAATTGTTTTTGAATAAATGATTTAAATATTAATAAATATTTTTGATAATTATGATATAAATTTCTTTATTTTTGTAAAACAAATTTAAAATATTATCTTATTATTTAAATCATTTATATAATCATAAATCATTTATGAAAATATTTAAATGAAAATATTATTTTTTATCGAAAATTGCGAAATTTAATTCATTATAATATTATTTTAAAAGAATTATTTCATAAATGATTTAAACAAATTTATAAATGATTTATATATAAAATTTAATTATTCAAGTTTTTTAAGAAATTAATTCTTTCGAAATAAAATAAATAATATTCACAAAATTAAATGATTTATATTTTATTTAAATGATTTAGAATAAATTCATTTAATTCAAAAATGATCGTTCTTTAATAAATTAATTTTCAAAAAATAATTCAATTATTTTGATAAATCATTTAAATTGAATAAATCATTTAAATTGAATAAATCATTTAAATT